ATGCAGGAACAGCAGATAACTTTAGATATCCAAATTCATTATTAATCGCAGATGCAGAGAAATCTTTAAGTGTGACGATACCATCGTTGTAATTTATGGTTCCTGCATCCGAGTTAATAGTTTGTGTCAAGACACCCCTATAATAAAATGTTTCTAGATTACCTACAGCAGAATCAAGTGTAGCAATCGCTGCTCCTAATTGCCCAGTTCTATCTCCAGAAGCAGGTGTTATCGTAACAGTTGCATATGAATAATTTAATCCTGCACTTATAACATCAATTCTAATTATACGACCATTGGCGAGAACTGCAATCGCTGTAGCACCTGATCCATCTCCGTCAATCGTAACAGTTGGTGTTTTGGTGTAATTAAAACCTTGGTTGGTCACATTAACTGCCGTAACACTACCTACAATTTTACCGTTAATAGGTGGAATCTCTCTGTAGTAAACGCCAGATCTAGGCACTCGCGGTGAAACTGTAGTGTCGATAACAGTAATATCTGGTTCACTGTATAATGAAGATTGCACTCTAACATCTGAATAGTTACGCTTGAGTGGGAATCCAAACTTTGCTTTATACGTTGCAGTAGAATTTAAAACTGGATACAGTTTCTTCTCAACTCTGATTTCTGTTTCATTCGTGAGAATCGACAAATCACAATATTGAATTGCAGTAATTAATTGCGGCAATCTCAGTGTAGCATTAAATGTGTTCAGTGTTGTCGCAGAAAAGTTTCTAATCGTGGCAATAACAAGTTGTTTCAGTTGACCAGGAGTTAATGTTGTTTTCTTTGGATCATATAACACATTAGTTCTTAACTTGACATATGTATAATCTGGATCAACAATAGTTGGCAACACTGTCATCACGGACACTGGTTTGATAACATCAGTGATCAACTTTTGTTTTTGTGATTCAGTTAATGTGTACCCACCAGCAGGTTTAATCGAACAGAAAACTCTACCATATACTGGAGGATCATTCTCTTCACCGCCCCACACAGTTACAGATTGAATTGGTAATTCAGTTGAATTCTTCTGAATCAAATACACATAATCTTCTTTAGTGACTGCTCTACCTTGTGCAGAATATGCTTTAGGTGCAGTGTACTTAACCGAAGCGATCGATTCTTTATCTTTACCTTGTGTTGCAGCAGAAACAGAAGTCACTACTGTGTTAGAATAACCACCAACTGAAGACATTAAAGAGAAACTGTTAGCACCGTATGAGACTGAACCATCTGTTGCAACATATGTGATGTTGACAACATTATCATCTTTAAGTGAATAACCTAGAATACCATCGCCAAAGTAAATTTGATATTTGCCGTTGAGTCCTTCTTGTAAGAAATAAACTTTAGTTGAAGGACCCAGTGTCAAGTAATCTGAGACCTGAGGATATGTCTCAAATGTTAGATTTGCAGAAGACTCTTGCACATTGACAACGATAGTCGATGTGTCAATCGAAGAATCAGGAATATCAAATGTCAACTTTGGATTTGTAGTCTTATTAACTGTAAAACTATACGATGCAGAGGTACCCTGTGCAATACTAACATCATTAAAGATTGCAGTATTTGCTGTGACGTTAGTGGTATATGCGTCTGTCGTAACAAAAGTATAGTTGACAGAATCAATTGCTTCAGAAATAAACTGTGTGAATTTAGGCAGAGTTAATGCTCCACCAGTTACACCGTTTACTGTTACCTTTACAGTTGCACGTGGTGCAGATGCAGAAGATGGCATATAATTCAACAACTTCGCATGAGAGATAACCGAGTTTCTTTGTACTGCCGAGTCAAGAAACATCTCATTTGCAACCATATTTAAATAGTATGCATTATATTGAGTGTTGTATGCGAGTAAATCGACTAGAACAGATAATGCAGATGCGTCGTAGTTATAGTCTTTTAACTTATCCTGTTGTTGCAGAAACGTCTTAAAACTATCTTTAATCGAATTAAAGTCTAGATTCGTAATTTGGAGCCCAGAATTTGCTGATGCCATTATCGTGTTCTCTCAAGGATAAGATTGACTGTTGTTGTTTGCACGTTATTACCAATATAGAATTCAATCGATATTGAATATGCATTTCTATCTATGTCTTCATCAATAGTAACCTGAACGAGATTGACTCTAGGCTCATGATTTCGTATAACTGATTCTATTTCTGATTTTAACGATGCGGCAGTAATTGGACTGATTGGTTCAAATAACAATTCTTCGATGCCAGATCCTAAGTTCGGTTGAAATGGTCTCTCGTAATGCTTAGTCAGAAGTAAATATCGAACAGCACGAATCACAGCCATGTCATCATAACTGAGTGCAATATCGTTCCGACCAGGCGTTTTAGTGAAACTAAAATCCAGATCTGAGTAAAGTTTTGTTAATGTACTTGCCATCTTTTATTTATTCAATTAATCCTAGACTTTAATTTATCTGAACCAACTAATGTATTAACTAAGTATTTTTCAGTCTGACCCATACCGGTCATTTTTCTAGCTGAATTTAGATCCGATACGATAGATGTTGATGTGTTAAAAAAGTTTAGATCTGATGTTTCTTTTGATGACATAAAAGATCTTATCGTGTTAAAGTTCGTAGAAATTGTGGAAATTAGTCCAGCGGAAAGATTACTTCTCTTAATTTGAAGTAGTGGATCTAATGGATCTGTTTCGTAGTAAATAGTATTTGACACAACTGTTGAATAATTTTGTATAGTCGCATAGTAACTTGTAAGATTACTTTCTGTGTAAAGACTACCAAAGTTTCCAATAATTGGAGCGTTGTTTGATATACCCTCACTTTGATAACACATATATGATACTGTTTTACCAACACTTGTTGCACTTTTAAAGTGTGGCAATCCTCCTGTGTCAGCATTTGGTTCAACAACACCCGATAGTCTATTAGTGTGTGCAAGAAAACTTGAAGCAGTGTTGGTTAGATTGTTTGCAGAAGTTGCAAGAGTGTTTAAATCTGTACAACCGTTAGCACTTACAAATACTTGAGTTGAAATAGATAAAATTGAATTAGTTGGACTTGCAACTGGATTTTTAAAGTAACCACCAGTATCGTTGTTTGAAATATCTTGATATTGCCAATCATCTAATAGTTGTGGCATAGAATCCATATGTTTAACAACTGAATCAGAATATGGTTCAGCTTTATCACTCAAATCAGACGGAAAAGATAGTCTACCAAAAATGCTTGCCATAATATATCCTTAAATCATTGATGGAATAGGTGGACCTGTTGGTCCTTTAGGCGATATATGTATGTGTGTGTCGTATAATGTTGTGTTAACTAAGTCTGTCATCAGACCTGCTTCCATGACGCCAAAGTTTCCTAACGGTGCATTAACTGATGTTACAGCATTCACTGCTATGCCAGCGTTTATCATGCCGATACAATTTATTTGAGCTGTTGTTGCTAAAGGAATACCAATTGATAATCCACCAAGAACCGACACGAAACCCAATGGTCCTGCACTGATACCAGTGAGTGCATCGATTCTTCCAGTCGAAGTAATCTTGTTTGCTGTTATTTCACCATCGACGTTAAAGTCGGCACGAACAGATACAACATCACCAGCAGTAAGTTTAAGTGACCCAAGCAACGATGCACCTGCACGAATCTCCATATCATTCTTTGATACGACATTGGTGACGCCATTAACTAACTGTGAGAAGTTACCACCAACTTTTAAATCATAGTTACCCTCAACATACTCAGTCTTATCACCCTTAATATTAATAGTCGCATCGCCCTCAACAGTGATGTTGCAATTTCCTTTCACTAGAATGTTTCTATCTTTAACAGTTATCTCATAACCATTGCCATACACTTTATGGACTTCTGATCCATCTGGATGCATCTCGATGAATGTACCAGTTCTATGTTCGATACGAACACGTTCTCTATTTGGCGTATCATCTAATTGAATAGAGTGTCCAGATTCACCTCTCCATGAAGCATTCATAGGATACATAGGTGGATTGTCTTCACTAGCCGGTGATTCCGGTTCTGTCCATGCGCTCCAATTTTCTGGTTTATCTGCCATTTATATTCTCACGGTGGTGTTGTATTAGCCGAATCATATCCAGCGCCTAGATTAACATCCAAATTTGTATAGTTATCTGTAATGTGTGCGGATAAAGCATCAGCGTTCGCTGTTGATGGTGAATTAACGATTGAAATCAATGAATCAGGAACATTCGCTGATGCAGCCTTTTCTTGAACTGTCACGAGTGCTGATTGTGATGATGTATTTAATTGTGACAATACGCCTGCTAATCCACCTGCAGCTGCGCCCGGTAATGCTTTTACTTGCGCCGTTGCATCTTTGATTGCGTTTGTAAAATTTGTAAAGCACTGTTGAATTAGTGCTAAGACTTTGGCAGGTAAAGTTTTAATGAAATCAACAATTTGTTGAAGTTCTTTTATTAGATTATAATACAGTGACGCAACTGCAACGTACTCAGCAATCTCTTTTAGTTTTTGATTAATCTCTCTGATGTATTTCTTTGCAGTAGAAACTGCCGTTGAGATTACTCCAGAGGGATCTGCATTTAAGGCAAACAGAATTCCTTTGATTGTAAGTCTAAACGCATCAACTGCTTGTCCAATCAATGATCGAACGATTGCTGCTGCCGCATTCTTGCCATCAGCGATTGCTTTCTTGATAACAGTAACTGGATTATCAATTAGACCAAGACTTAAATCACCGGTACTAATTACAAACTTAAAATCACATGAGTGTGCAAGATCAGCATTAGTTTTAGCGGTTATAGTACCGAACATAGTTTGCATCGAGAACGGTGCTGTTGTCTGTACACCAACTGCACCAAAAGTAACACCAGAAGGCAAATATGGAATCAACGTATTTCGTTGTTCTACGATTGTGCTTTGAATGCCGTTGACTGAATTCGCTAAACTTAATGCCATGATTAGATCTCCGGTGGTACTTCTCTAACTTGTGGTGAGAAACCTTTTGATGTATTAAAGTCTACTGTTAATCCAGGTAAACAACCCATAACGACAGGCGCTTGACCGCCCATGCCATCAGTAAAGAATCCAACAACCCATTCACCTGGAGTTGGAGTTCCAAATATCTTAGTTCCACCTGTGACTGGATGCATAGGCAATGCCCATGGTAGATCATCAGTAGGTATTCGATTTAAATCATCTGTGTGCCATCCAAAGATTCTCACTTTTAATCTACCAAGCATGAGTGGATCATCTCGACGTTCGACTACGCCCATCCACCATACAAAACCGTCTAGTCCCATTCTATTAGTAAATGTCATTGGTTCACCGTCTTTGTTATAGAGTTATCGTCATATGTTGGTGCTCCGGCACCGAACGAATCTTTTGCTATCTCTAGAATTGTTTCATACTTCATGTTCACATCGATGATATGTCTAGCAGATGTGATTATATATGTGCCCGAATGATACTCGTCTTTTTCACCAGCATTATTGCCTGATCCATCTGGACTTCTCTGTGATGGCAGAATCACTTCAATCTTAGAACCAACTGTTAGATTTGGATCACCAGATAGAAGAATTCTAACTCTAGAATAATTTAGTAATGCGAGTTGTGCTGTTCTATTTGGCACCCACACCTCCGCTCTAATGTCATTTGCTACTGCATACTCATTAGAGTTTTGCACAATGATTGGTATCTTCTTATGTTCACTGTTCGTTGTCAACACTTTGAACACGGCATCATAACTCTCGTTTGGTTTCTGTCCTAATCTATTCTGAAGATTACCGATGATAGAACCTTTGTTCAGAGTGTCTGCTTTATTGATATACTTTTTGTAATCAAATGTAGTTGTCTGATATGTTCTTTTGATAGGATCAATAGTCAGAACTTTATTTGCAAATACACCCATCGTAGTGCCATACAAAGAATCAAAAGTGTCGAGAATATTGTATGATTTAATACCAATGAGTGAAATACCTAGTTCTTTAGATGCACCTTCATCTCCAACGTTACGTGGCGTATACTTGTATCGTGCATATGTACTACGTTTGAATAGACTCTGAAGAGATACGAAGTTAAATCCCTCTGCATTCTCAAAGAATACAAAGTCTGCACCTTCGCCTTTAACTGGCAGTGCATAGTTAGCGAGCCAATTAATCAACTCGAAAGGTTTCTTATTTCCCATGACGAAATTATACAGACCTTTTGTTCTGCCGACAAGGACTCGACGTTTTGCTCCATCATTAATCTTCATCTCTTCAGTCAGAATATTATATACCATCGTTGATATTTCTGCATTATATGATCTACTAATCTTCATCTGTTCTGAAAGAAACAATTCTTCTGTACAGAAATGTAGAGTGTAATTCTCATTTAGATTGTTTTGAATTACTCGTTCGCCAACACGATACATTCTAAAGTATTTGTCAATCTCTAGCCCAGATTGAGCACCTTTCTTGAATTTCATATGGATGAATTCAGATCCATTCAAACCCATTCTATCAATCATCGAAATAGAATCGTTGATTAGAATCATACCAGAGATAGTGCCACGCATAATGTCTTCAAAATATGATAGTTCTACCATCATAGATTTCAAACTAACAGTTTGTTTTGCAGTGATTAAATCTATTGCTTCTAGATAAAATTCATCAGGTATTAAAAGACCTGATTGTTTATTTGCGGGTACTTCCGCAGTTGTGCCACTATCTAATATTGGCATTATGCACTCATCAGAGTTTTAAACTGTTCTTCCATAGAACCAACAAATGCTTGATTCAACAACTTAATCTCTCTTCTACTTTCATTAATATCATTCTCATAATCGTAGATGTATACGATGTTTTTAGTAATAGATACTCTAACAAACGGAAGAACAGGAGGATCCGATGTGTAATTTGGAGTAGGATACAAAGCATCAGTTTCTGCCAACGCATAGTATTCATCAAAATCGATCGAGTTCTTTTTTACAGTAACTTCAGTTGAATAAAGATCAGTTGTAGTAGTAATCTTTTCGTATCTATAGACAGTAGATTGGACATACTCATAAGCATTATTTGCAGACGTAGTTTGTGCATCATATGCTAATTGAAATTCTGCCTCATACTTTGCAGTTAAATAATCGATGAATGTCTGATAGTTCATCGGCCAGTCCCACAATGGATCCATCAACTGATTTGAATACATTACGATCCAATACTTATACGGATCGCCATAATATTTGTGTGCGACTGTCTCTGGTGTATCACCTTCTTGTACGTTATACTTATAGAATACAACTGAGTTGTTTTTAAGATCGTCTAAGATAGTAGCCCTAGACATAATGTTTGTCATCAGAATTTGATTGCCATTCTGATCTCTAGTCAGAATTTTAGGTAAACTGTCGAAGTATAACATTAGTATCCTTCCTTGATTCTGTTCTTATCAACGATCTCTATTTCTTTGAATTGTAATGTCATCTTAGTCTGCACAGGTTCACCACCATCGTATGTTGCCCAACCAATTGGTGCATAATCAACAGAAACTGACTCTAATACTGATCTTGTAATCTTATGTACGTTTTGATTTTCTGTACCATTATAATAAAATTTAATATCAAACATATCTGGCACTTTAAAGAACATGCCTTGTGAACCAAAAACACCGTTTTTATTAATCTCAGGTGCCGATGCGTACTTAAATTGATATACAATATCTTTGATTGTTTTTGCTTCTTCTGCACTGTAGGGTGTTAGTGTAAAATCAAATTGAAATCTTCTAAAGTCAAGCCCTTGGAATAGAACTTGCATCTGCGGATTAACTGCTTGTCCAATACCTCGCAACAATAATTGAGATGCTGCATCGCCATTCATACCTAATTTGCCTAGAGTTTGTCCAGCGAGTTGACGGAGAAAAGGATCACTACCTACCGCATTAACAATGCTGCCCGGATTAGTACCACCTTCAAAATTTTTATAGGTGTCATATAATGATGCACCGCCTTGTGCCAAGAAGTATGGCGTACCTAAAGCAGCAGTTAAACTTACATCACCATATCCTGCACTATATGTGACATTCACAGTATCAGGAACATATAAATTAATATAAGTTCTGGGTCTACGTTTTACATCAGATTGTGCAATCGCCTGCACTGCGGCAGATGCTTGATTATATCCTTCTCTAAGATTACTTTGTAAACCGGAAAATTCAGCACCATTTGTTCTTGCATCTAACGATTGATTTTGTAATATTGCAAAGTTATTCTCATAATCTGCTTTTATATTGTTAGCATATGTTGGATCAGGTTCAAGAATCGTGAACCCAATGTAATGCCGACGTGTCGAATCTGTACCAAGATTTCTTGGATATTGATAGTTTACCCTCTTGTATTTGTTTTCGTACAGTGAACTGAGTGGTCCACTCACCCCACCGGACATGGAAGAAAACAGATTTGTGAAGGAAAGGTTCATATTATTTAAATAGAGTTTGATATATATTATATTTATATGTCGTACAAAGGTAAATTCACACCAAGAAATCCAGGTAAATACCGTGGAGATCCACACAATATTATCTATCGATCAACGTGGGAATGTCGAGTGATGAATTGGCTCGACACCAACGATAGTGTCATCGAATGGGCATCTGAAGAGATGTTCGTACCCTATAAATCACCCCTTGATGGCAAGATGCATCGATACTTTCCAGACTTTCTAGTCAGATTCAAACAGAAAGATGGAACTACTAAAGTGATGATGATTGAAGTGAAACCAGAAAAACAGACAAAACCTCCAGTCAAAAAGTCTAGAGTCACTAAGCAATACATCAACGAAGTCGTAACATGGGGCACTAATGAAGCGAAGTGGAAAGCAGCAACAGAATATTGCCTAGATCGTGGATGGATGTTTAAGGTGGTTACAGAGTACGATCTTGGGATTAAATAATCAACATAAATATATTGATGAAAGCATCTACCCTCACAACATTAGCACAACAAAAGACTGGATTAGAATTAGATTTCCTATCCAGAAAGTCGGTTGCATGGTACAAAGATCAAATTCAAGGCATGAAGAATCCAACTAGACTTGCAAGAGAGATTGCAGTCGAACGAGATAGACAGGGTAAACGATTTCTAATGGGTGGACTATATCATTACTATTATGATCCAAAGACTAAAGAAGAGTTGCCATACTATGATGTATTCCCACTTGTGATTCCGTTACAGAAGTATCCAGATGGATTTTTGGGACTCAATCTTCATTATCTACCAATCACGATGCGAGCAGCATTCATGGATAAACTGATGAACTTTGCAATCATGAACAAAGATGATGATCCTATGAGACTAAGGGTTACTTATGATATTCTGAACGCAACGAATCGATATAAAGAATTCAGACCTTGTATTAAAAGATATTTGACATCACATATTGTTTCTAAGATTATGACAGTGAAACCGCATGAGTGGGAGACAGCACTCTTTCTGCCAACTCATCAGTTTAAGAAAGCGCCTGTATCAAGAGTGCATAAAGATTCACGAGATCAAATTAGAAGGACAACGTAATGGCAGGTTCTATTGCAGAATTCAAGGCTAGTTTTAGAACTGAATTAGCTAGACCAAATAAGTTTGATGTGTTCATTCCAATTCCAGTTGGACTGGCACCATACTTAACTGTGTCTAGGGCACTAAACTATCGTTGCGAAAGCACCGACTTACCTGGTAGAGCAATCGCTACTACTACACAAAAGATCTATGGACCAGAAGAGAAGTTTCCATATCAAACAACATACAATGATATTAGTTTGACGTTTATCTGTACAGATAAAATGGAAGAGAAGAACTTCTTTGATGCATGGTTAGAGTATATCAATCCATCTGTGACGTTCAACTTTAAGTATAAACAAAAGTATGCAGTCAATCTGAGAATTAATCAGTACGATGTTCGCAATAAAGTTTCATACTCAGTAGATTTAGTTGAAGCATTTCCTATTGGTATCAATGAGATGCCTCTCGATTGGTCATCTGATGGATATCATAAACTAACAGTCACATTTGCATACTCCAAATGGAGAAACAACTCTGTTCAAGCACTCGCTATGCAGTTACTTGAAACTGGACAGATACCACCAATTGATTCTGTTGTCAGAGGTGCTGCTGAAGGTGCAACAGGAATATCAATTCCGTCTACGAATTAATCATGGAGTAAATTATGGCATTACCGAAAATTGATACACCAATATATAATCTTACATTACCATTGAGTAAAAAAGAGATTACATTTCGACCATTTCTAGTAAAAGAGCAGAAGAATCTTTTAATGGCAATGGAATCAAACGACAAAGAATCTATCGAGAGAAACATTCGTCAAGTTCTAAACAACTGCACACTCACGAAAGGTGTTGACATTGATCGATTACCCGTGATTGATGTTGAATTCTATTTTCTAAATCTTCGAGCCAGATCAGTTGGTGAGATTGTGGAAAACAAATATCGATGTGATAATGTCGTTGAAGAGAGTCCGTGTGGTAACATCATGGAATCTGAATTCAACATTCTCGATATCAAAGTTACGAATATCAAAGATGGTGATGACGTTATTCAGATCACCGATAAAGTGTCGATGAAGTTAAAGTATCCAGAATACACAATCGTATCTCGATTATCTAATCTCGAAAGTATTTCTGATATTGCATTCGAAATGATTGCAGACTCTGTTGATTATATTTACGATGGCGAACAGATGTATTATGCAAGAGAAACACCGAGAGAAGAATTGATTGAGTTTATCGAATCACTCAATACAAATCAATTTAAAAAGATTGAAGAGTTCTTTTCTGATCTCCCTAAGTTAGAGAAGAAGATTGAAATGCGGTGTATGAAATGTGGATTTCAACACTCACTTGATGTACAAGGACTCGAAAGTTTTTTCGAATAATATTTGGTCATGAAAATCTTAGAAACTATTATAAAACTAATTTTTCTTTGATGCAACATCATAAGTATAGTCTAACTGAACTAGAGAATATGATGCCGTGGGAACGAGACATTTATGTTGGTATGTTAATTCAGTATATTGAAGAGGAAAATCTAAAACTAAAACAGAAGTTAAACGAACGAAGAATTAGATGAACTATCACGAGGCGGCAAGAACAAGAAAGACAGGACTATCGGCATTAATTGTTAATAATTTAATGTCCGGTGGTTCTATTAAAGGTGCCATATCTGATAGGATGCAGGCGTCTATGATGGGTCTTAAAGAGAAGTTTGATCCGTTGAACATTGCATCTAAGTTAACTGGTGGATCAAAAATAGGTCCTGCATTACTTGGTAGAATGACTGGTCGAAGCAAAGAAGATATCAATTACTTTGCAGATAGAAAAAGAATTCATCGATTTGATAATGTGATGAATCAAGGACATGGATCTGGTGATTCTAGAAAAGCAACAGAGATACTAGAGAATATCTATTCTTTTATGGTCAAGACTCGTGAGTCTCAGATCAAAGACAATCATTCTTCAATTAAGTTTGAGAATGAGAGACAACAAGCAAATCAAAGACGCCACGATGAAGTAATGAACGTCTTTAATGAGGCGACAAAACGAAATAGACGAGCAGTTGCAGTAATTGCAAAACCCAAACCGGCAGAGAAAACACCAGAAGCGCAACCGCCAACACCTCCTAAACCTGGTGTGTCACCGAAACCAGAACCTGCTAAACCAGCGCCACCGTCGGCACCTGCGCCTGCGCCAGCAAAGCCAACTGGTAAACCACCGGAACCTGCTAAACCTGCGGCACCAGCGGCACCTGCGCCTGCGCCAGCAAAGCCAACTGGTAAACCACCGG